AAACTGAAATAACGGTATATGAAATTCAACCAAATGGAAATGAAAATCAAATCTATTCAGATACTGAAGATAATATAAATACAGCAATAGCACAAACACTTACAGACTTATTATCAGAGTACCCAAATATTAATCAAATGACGTTAAGGCATAAAATAGATCAAACCGCACCAACAATAACGGCAACACAATCAGTTAATTCAGTTGTCACATCTAATAGTGGCTCAACATTTAATACTGCATCAACATCTGAATTAACAAAATCTATAGATAATTTGCAAAATAAAATAACAACAGTACAAAGTATTGGATTACCACCAATATCTACTATGCCAAAAAATATTTGGGATAAATCTATTAAGCCAAATTTATTAACTCAAAGACAAATAGCTAAAAAAATGATAATACTACAAGGTGCATCATATAATCCTCCAATATCAGAAGAAGATGCTCAATTATGTGTTTATGGTAAAATTTATTATAAAAATAATAAATTATATGATAATGATAAATTAGATCCAGCGTGTATCTCACAACCAGGAGATGATGATTATCAACCACCAATTAATGAAAATCATCCTATATGGAAAAAAATAGACAAACAAATAAAAGACTTAGAAAACGATTTAATACAATTAGGTATTAAATTAGGAGAATTTACAATCGCGATACCAGCAGCAACATTAACAATAACAATATCATTAGCAGCATTAGTTTCATCAGCAGTTATTTTACCATTTGGATCAGGAATACCAACTGCTATGACAGCGACACAAACAATGATGACAGTCATAAGAAATTTACAACAAAAAACAGCAGAAATATTACCTCTATTAGCAATAATAGATACTATTGGATTATTATTACCTAAAGAATCACAATCAGTTATATCACAAATTAATACAATATTTGCAATTTTTATTACAATTTTAGCATCACTTACTATACTAATAGGATTATTAAATAAAGTAACATCATCATTAAGTAAATCAACAAATAAAATGAATAGTATTGGATTAACGATAAAAGCTAAAGCAGAGCCATCAAAAATTTCAAAAGGTGATGAAGTCACATTATCAGTTGATGCATCTGGTAGTGATTATCAATTTAAATATGAATGGACAGATATAAATGGAAATATAATACCAAGAACTAATTTAGATGGGGATGATGATGGATATAGAGTAATAACGCCAAATATTCCATATGTTATTAATTCATTTAATTCAATAGTACCATCAGCAACATACACATGTAAAGTAACGGACGGAAAAGGAACAATAAAAACATCATCAGTTAAAGTTTTTAGAACTTAATATTTTCTAAAATTTTCAAACTTCACTGTAAGTTTTTTATCCTGAACTTTTATTGGATATTTAACTGGTGTCATCAATTTAATTACATTAGTCTCAAATGGATTTATTTCATTATTAGTTATAAGATTATTAACTAAAATTAATTCAGTATTATCAAGTCTATTATTTATAAATTCAACACACTCACTATCACTATTTCTAACTAAATAATCAAAATAATCCTGTAAATTGTTAAGATTTGCTGTATTAGATTTAACATCATCATAAAAATAAATTTTATCATAAGCATCCATTTTAACTGGCATAAATCTATCATTATCAACACTCAACCCAACTAAATGACTTAAAAGAACTTTATTTTTATCATAAAACACTCTATCTTGATGACCAGTTATTCTAATAGATTCAGAGACAAAATATATTTTATCTATCTCCAAACCATACTCTTTTAATTTAACTCTTAACTTATTAAGTAAAGGCGCATGTTTTTTCCTATCACTTCTAGCGGTCAAAAGACCAATTTCTATATTTTTTCCTATTAAATGCTTAACATTATTAAGTAATAATTGAACATCTTTTTTATTTAAAATATCATCATCAAAAAATTCACTATACGAAATTCCTAAATTACCAAATCTAATATTTTTATTCTTTCTTAATATACGCTCCATTATATCTTTAGAAATATAAAACTTTTCATTATTATATTCAATCAAAATATCATCTTTAACATAAATACCACTTTTAATCAATGCAAATTCTATTTGAGATATTTTTAAAATTGGAACTCCTGGTTTATTTTTATCAATAATCCATATATCACTCTTTATGTACCATAAAGTGTTGTCCAGATCGAACATCGCTAACTCTTTATTAATCATAACAATATATTTTTTCTAAAATATCAGAATCTTTTAATTTTCTATTATATTTAATTCTAATCAATTTAATATCATTATCTACACAAAAATCAGTTTTAATTTGATCGTGTTTTTGTATATATTCTAAATTTTCAACACCACCCCAAAACTCAATTGGTTCAAAATGTTGTAAACCATCATATTCAATACATAAATTATGATCTGGTAAATAAAAATCATAATATAACGCATTTTTATCCTTACAATCTTCAAATTCTTTTTGTTGTACAAATAAAATTTTATTTTCATTTAATGTTTTAATTATCTGAAGTTCACCTTTACTTTTTCTACATTTTGGACACCCATGTCTTCTATTTGTATGTATATCTGGTTTTTGTTCAAAAATGCCATGTTTTTTACATATGATTTTAACTTTTATATTACCTGAAACATAATCAACTAAACTATAATCATATAAATCAACATGAACACTCTTAGCAAATGAAATAAATTCTTCTGTTGTTTTTGTGTTTTTTCCTGAACATTTTAAACATCCACTTTTTTGTATTAAATGTCCATTTGGTTTTTGCTCAAATATTCCATGTTCTGGGCATATTATTTTTACTTTTGTAAAATTATTTTTATAATCAACTAAACTATAATCATATTTATCATCATGTATAATAGCCGCAGTTTTTATAAATTCATCTAATGTTATTTTTTTATTTCCATAGCACTTAGGACAACCTTGTTTTGAATGTATATGATTAGATGGGGTTTGCTCAAATATTCCATGCTCTGAACATATAATTTTTACCTTAGTAAAATTATTTTTATAACAAACCAGGCTATAATCATATTTATTATTATGAATTTCGTTTGATTTTTCTATAAACTGCTCAAATGTCAATCTTCTACCCATATATTAATCTAAGAATTTTAATAAACTTAATTGATGTCTCTCTATAATCTTTATTGCATCCTCTTTTGAAAAAAATCCAGCTTCAACTGTCTCACCTTTCAAAAAATTACCTAATATCATATCATTAAATAATCTAACATTCATTTCTTCCTTTTCTATTCTAACAATATAGCAAGTTAATTTTTTATTAGCTCCAGCTTTAAAATAATCAATAATTATCTTTGGACTACCTTTTAAATGTCTTTTTTTTAACTTTACTGTCGTTTCTTCTTTTAATTCTTTCAAAGCAGTTTGCATTTTGGACATTTTTTCTTCTATATGACCTTTTGGAATAGACCATTTTCTCATTTTTCTCCTAAATTTTCTAGGACGAACCAATAATATCTTATTATTATAAATAAGTACTACTCCTGAAAGTTTATGACTTTCCACAGCTTCCATTATTTTTTTAAAATCTTCCATAAAGATATATATAAATTATGCTTTCTCTATTTCCAATGTATTAGTCTCCAAATCTAATTCAGTATCTTGCGTTGCAATATGTACTGGTATATTTTTAATACCTTTAAAATCTATAAATGCAATCTTTTCACCTTTTTTCCAATCTACTTTATCAACAATATCTCCAATACTAGGCAACTGATCTAAAGTTAATGTAAAAGCCTCTTTTACAAATTGATCATAATTTTTTAATTTCTTCATAGTTGTGATTATTTTATCTATATATTATAATTTATAATCAAAAAAGATTATAAATTATATTTATTTGTATTATTTCGTAATTCTATTTCTTCCATATAATCAGGATAATTCATAAAAAGAGAATCTATAACACATTGTCTATATTCTTTATGAATCAATTTATTTATAGCGTTATAAACATCTATTTCTTCAGTATCAAAATCGCCATTATATTTGTAACCAAATAAATTGACACCTGATTCAAATAAATATTTTAAAAATTTAACTTGATCTCTATCACTATGTCTCCAACCATAAATAATTTTTTCTAAAGGTGATGTGGTATATTCAGGTCGTCCAGATCCATCAGGTATAACTTTATTAATATTTGCGCCTCTTTCTATCATATCAGTAAATGTATTATAATCAGCAGTATATATTGAATTAAATAAATTATTATCAAGCTCTTCTTGTGTATATTCTCGCCTACCTGATGGTGAATAATATTCTTTAGACGTTGAAGGTGAATTAGTTTTGAAAAAATCTTTAAATTTTGTAAACATAATAATATATATAAATTAAAAAAGTCCAATTTTTTATATTGGACTTTTATTTAAGGTTTATATTTTCCCAAATTATTCATCATAGAACTCATATTTGGTATTTTCTTAGAATAATCTGGCATATTAGGAGTTTGCTGATTCTTCTGAGATTCTTGATTCTGCTTATTTTCCCTCTCAATTTTAGCATTCAATCTAGTTACATATTCTTCATATTCCCACCAAGATAATTCATTTATATATCTTGGTGCAATATGCTCAATATCCATAAATCCAAATTTATTATCCAAAATATTCGTCAATGGCATCTGGAATAACGAAAATGTTTGAGGCTCCTGAGGGAAAGCTCATGTCTGTGTGGACCTCCAGACCACACGATGGACAACCACATTTCATCTCTTTAATACCAAATAGCATTTGACCTACTGCATTATTCAAAATTTGAAATGTCATCATACTTAAATTTTTAAATTCTTGTTCTTTAGCTTTTATTCCTTCATCTGTAATTTTAATTTTATCATGAAGCATAAATGAAGCAAGTTTCAAAAAAGCAACATTTGGATTTTTATCTCCTTGAATTTTATTTTTAATATTACCAAAGAAAATTTCTTGAATACCAATAGTTGGAGGCGCTAACTTATAATCTACACCGCTAATTTTAAATATAAATACCCTTTCTTGTTGATCAAAAAACTTTTCTAATTTTTTTGGCATCTCATAATTAACAAAAGATTTTGGAACTTTATTAGAACTAGTC